AACTGCCATACAGAATCTTTAATATCTCCACCACCAAATACACTTGTCCTTACAAATGGAGCAGAACCTTTCTGCGTTTGCGTTGTGGGAGATGAAGATAAGATTGATAATCTATTGATGAGTCCTTCTGCGAATGATTCATCTCCACCAAATCTATCGGGTTCTGCAAATAGAATACTAAACACATGAGTGTTAGTGTAATCAGTGTTCAACATTAAATCACGATAGACATCTCTAGGCCAAGGATACTGACCATAAGTCTCTAATGATTTTTCGTCTATATCTACTAAGACAATATCTTTAACATGAACTTGTTCTTGTTGTTGGTGTAGGAAATCGAACCATGACCATTGTATGTTTTCAACAATGTATGGAGACCATATTTTAAGACCGACTAGAACACTAATAGTGACTAGAACGGTTTTCCAGTTATACACGTTTTGATTCCCAATCCTCTATTGCTCTTTTGATTGAGTCTTCTGCGAGGACTGAACAATGTAATTTGATTGGAGGTAATTCAAGGATTTCTGCAATCTCTTTATCTTTAATCTGTTTTGCTTCTGCAATCGTTTTACCTTTGAGTAAATCAACGAACAACGAACTACTTGCAATTGCACTTCCACATCCATAGGTTTTAAATTTGACATCTACTATCATCTCGTTTTCGTCAAGTTTGAGTTGAAGTTTCATGACATCACCACATGCAGGCGCACCCGTCATTCCTGTTGCAACGTTTGGGTCGTTGGGGTCGAATCTACCAACTGAAAATTGTTCAGGTGCATTGAGAACACCTTCGAATCTATCTATTACTTTCTTACTATATGCCATATTAATATTTATACACGTAAACGTTCTTCCCTTTTGTTTTATGGAAGTATGCAGTTCCCTCTTCTAGTGCATTTTTAATCTTTTGTGCAAAGGGTTTTAGATTCCCATGAGAATCTTTTGTTCTGATTGTTTTATCGTGATATCTTTTACCTTCATGTATGATTACTTTGTCATACTTTGTCATACCAACTTTCTCAAAGTTGGTTGCTTTGTAAATGATTCCTTCGTGTCCGTATTCGGTGTCTGCATAACTGACTACAGTTTTCCCACCCCAATCTTTTTTAAGAAGTCTCAGAGAAGCACCGATGAAAAAACTTTCAGTGTTCTTTGGAGTGTCATCGACACAACATAATCTTCTGAGTTCGATTACATCTTCTTTACACTCACCGTATTTCATCCACTGATTTGCCATCGCAAATCTACCATAGAACATTGCACCTTTCATTTCATCATGATGATACAATGCATAACAGTAATCTGCAATACATCCGTTGATTGATTTTGAATAGTGGTGAGTTTCAATGAAGTCTTTTATGTCTGACCTCTCGACACGTTTCACATACCAATTATTAAACATTAACTAAATTTCTTCTGTATTTTTTTAAACATGTAATAGATAGATAATCCATAAGTTGCAAGAACCGTCATTGTGATTCCAATATAAATTAATTCTATTGGGTTAAGGAAAAGAACTTCCCATACAAAATTTGCAGCTGCTTCTGCATCACCCATCGCTTCTGGCATTGCAATATCATTCTGTTCTAATACGTCTACTATCTCACTAAACTCTTCATATGTGAGACATTCGTAAAATTCAGGAGGACATTCAGGTTTCATTAGTTTCCTTGTGTCACCGATACTGAACACCCACCGACTGTTTGACAATCCTGAGAAAGTGTATATGATTGATTCGTTGATGATTGTTGAATTAAAGTTAAGTCTGTAGGATGTGAACCACTTAGTGTAATCGTTGCTGAATGACTACCTTGTCCTTGTTGTTTTATCCATGCATCATTATAGTCGTTGTTTGTTGTGAGTGAGAGATAGTGGTCACCTTGTCTTTGATAAGTGTAGACATCATTGTAATCACTATAAAGATTTACATATGCTTGTATAGTATCACCTGAGTCATCGTTTCTTTGACTTCCAATATAAGTGTTATAGTTCCCATGGATATCTAATCTCACATACATACCACCATAATCATCATTGTCTATATTAAAATTACCTGTATCTGAAACATGATATCCTTGACCAAATTTTACTGTATTGTTATTTCCTTGAATGTGAAATCCAAAATAGTTATTAGTTGGACTATTTCCTGTTGTAGTGTTTTGTTTGATGGTTAGAGCATTATCAGTTCCATCTAAATCACCACCCCAATTGAAACCTGAACCCCATGTATCAGTCCACTTGATTGTATTGTTTGCACCAGTTTGTAAAATATCTATGGTGTTATCTGCTCCACCGATTGAAAAATATGTCTCTTGGTCATATCCTCTTTGTTCAACTGTAAGGTCTAAATCATCAGATGCAGTTGGTGTTTGAATGTTGATTACATTATCGTCTGCATAGGTCATAGGGATGATAAACATCCCTATGATTGTCAATTGTATTTTCTTTAAAATATCCATAGTAATAGTAGTACTAATAAGACACCTTTACCAAAACCAATCCATGCGACTTCGTATGCATCCAGTTTTAGTATGTCTATCCATTTATACGAATAGTCACGATGCCAGTTATATAGTTTTTCTAACATATATTCTCCTATTTAGTTCTGCTGGGTAATGTAAATTTGAATACTTGGGTCTCCATTACCAAATTCTATAACACCCTCATATCCCTCAACAACAGTTGAAACGAAACCACTTCCACCTTGTGCAATGATTATCTCAATCACTCCGTTTACGTTTCTGTAGAGATATAAATCTCCGTCTTGGACAAATACATTATATTGTGAATCTTTGTTAAATCCTATTGATGCACCGTTGATGGCGAAGTCTCCTTCTCCACCCTTTTGTGCATCGTCAAATGCAAATCTTGTTCTTTCTAATTCTTCAACTACGTCTAACATGTCAACTAAAAAGTCAACATCAAGAAAGTCTATGTCTAATGAACTGTACCTTGCATCATAGTTCGGGTCATTCGCATAGTCATCAAAGTCTTTATCTAATTCATCAAATTCTAGGAAGTCAACGTCAAGTATTCCTTGGTCGTCTTCCAAATCTTTCATCGCTTCCTCTTCTATTTGTTGTTGCACCTCTTCGGGTGGGTTTACGATGAACATGTTATCAATCATGTTTACAGTGATATCCTGTATAACAACTGATTGAGTCGGTGGTGTTTCGATTGAGGATACCATGGTCGCCTCAAATGCTTTACTAAGTGTAATCTTTCCACCTTCATTTTCGACATCTATTTCACCTGAAGGTGTCACTCCATCTTCATCAGGCAATAACACTACAAGTGTTCTACCTAATTCATCAATTGTGGTTGTAAAATCTGTTCCACGAATTGTGATTTGAGCAGTTGGTGTCTCTACATTTATGTTCGCTTTGTTTATTCTTGCACCTGTTCCTGATGCAAATCTTGCTGTTCCACGTGCCATTCGTATAGACATTTTTGATAACGATGGGTCGGGGTCATAATATGCTTCGTCAATATAGACGATTGAGTGTTCAGTGAGTGCAAGTTCTTCTTCATCTAAAAACTCGATAAGCATTCTACCGTTTCCAGTTCGTGCTTCATCATAGAGGAGAACCTCACTTCCAGTTGAGATTTCAGTGTCACTGTTGTCTCTTACAAGCGTACCTATACCTGTAAATTCAGTGACATCACCTATGGGGTCGGCGTTAACCAACCCCACCAATGATATACTAAGAATCGTTAGCTGAATCTTTTTGATTAATTTGAATTGTTGCATTGTCTGATGTGACATCTAATACAATAATACCTGCAGGACTTGAACATCCTGTTGCACCTGATGGACAAGTACCTGATATTTGTGTGATATCAACGTCTGCACTGTCACCAGTCAAATCAACTGTAAGTGAATGTGCCTCATCGTTTTGCAATGTGTTAATATTATTTGAATCTCCAGTCACCTCGAAATTCCATACAATATCATCACTCTCCCAATCGATATCAAATACATTTGAATTACCAATTAGAATCAAATCTGCATCTAATCTTTCTGCACTAAAAGCATAACCTTGGTCTAAATCAAAGGTGTTTGAATCACCAGTGACATCAAAGTTATAGTTTGAAGAATCCGAACTGCCGATATAACCAATGTTCCAATCAATCGAGTTTGAATCACCAGTAAAGTCAAGTGTATAACTTGAACTATCTGCGATTACAGGCCCGAAAAGAACGTTGTTATTTCCAGTGAAATCTAAATCAAAGTTAAGTGAAGAACCAGTAATTGTCATTGAAGATAAACTTCCTGAACTACCGTCATCACCACCTATCTTGTTTCCAAAACCAATTTGGTCTATTGACAAACTAAGTGTATCACCAGTTTGTGTGATTTTAATTTCATTATCATCAGTGGATTGTGCGAAAATAAAAGCTGTCGACATTAATAATACTAAAGAAAGTATTTTATTCATTTTCGTTTTTTCCTATTATTTCCCAAAAACCTCTATCGTGTCCTTGGTTTATTAATTCCAGTACTGCAGCTTCAATCGCTGTTCGTACTGCGTAAGTCACACTTTCATTATTTCCCACACCGTTCTCGTATTCTATTAATTGAGTTCCTTGTTCTACAAATCGGAACACGTCACCTGAAGACCCATAAGACAAAACAGTCTTACGTGTCTGAACGTTTAATAACACTTCACCTGTTAATACGGACACTGCTCTCATGGATACGGTGACGGAATCTTTTTGATATTGTCTTGCGTATCCTATACCAAGTGTTCTTGCGCCTATCCCACCTGTTTCCATATTAGTATCATAACCAATTACACCCCCCTCTATTATCATTCCTGCGAATAGTAGAGGTTGTAAACCTTGGGGAGTTTCTCCCGTTGACCTTGCGTAGTCGTCTCTTGCACTACGTATGATTTGTCTCTCACGGACTAGGTGGTCAATCCCATTCCTTTCTGCGACACGAAACCATGTTCCATTTCCTGCAGTCTTAAGTGCATCAACTACCATCTCAACTCCACCTTGTGTCACTGCAGTAGAGAAGTCTGCGATTCCTTCTCTTGATTTTCTTTGTCCAGTTTTATCTTGAAACTGATAAACTGCAACAATTGGTCTTTCTTTTGCAGGTGGTAATTGTAATAATTCAATATATGATGGAAGTTGAACTACTTGAGGATTATCTACACAAACATAAGGCATTGCACGTTCAAACGTTCTTCCACCCGCTTTTGCATAGTTCCATAAATCATGATTATACTCTTCACCCCATGTTTCGGGATTACAGTCTTGTGGATTATCTGACCAACGTGGAACAGATGCACATCCTCCTAATAAGATTGTAGATAACACTATTGATGAAATTATTTTATCCATCAGGGTCTTGTGCAAAGTTTCCAGTACCAACTGGAATAGTAATTTCTGTTGATGTTCCATCTTCTGCAACAACAATCAATCTTATAAATTCTGTACCTGATTCATCAGTGATTACTTCCCATGTGATTGTATTTCCTTCTAGTACAAAAGAACCAAAACCTGCAGGAGTATCATTTGCAAACATTGATTCAACTAATTGTTTTGCAAATTGAGCGTATATACGTGATTCTAAATTACGAATAAATTTTGCGAGGGTGGAATTTTCTTCTTCTCTTTGTGCAGCCTTTTCAGCAGCATCCAATGCATCACGAATCGCTTTCTTCCTTGATGTCTCTTGGTTCTCAATTGTAAGGTAATGAGCACCAGTTCCGATTCCACTGAAAGATGGATTTTTGAATTTGTGTACTATGTCTGCGTTAGTCTGACCTATCGAGAATAGTAGTGTTGTCAATATTATCTTTTTCATGTATGTTTACCGTTTCTATAATTTGAACCCCTTTATCAAAGTTTCTTAAATCGGTTTTCCACTTATTACTTGACCACAAATCAGTCTTTGCAGGCCAATAACAAGTTTTGCACCTATTTAAAGGTTCATCACGATGTGCATAGTTTATAATATCGTCTGAATTAGACCAATCAACACCTTCACTTCTCTCATTCATAAGAATAGTGCAACGGTATAATCCTTCCTTAGATAGAGATAGACAATTTGTTTTTTGATAACAATTATTCCAATTTGTCCACTCGTCATACTCTACATCTTCAAACTTTTCACCAAAACGATAGAAAACATTTTGACTCCAATATTCTACTTCAATATCAATATTTTTTAAAATACCACTATTGTTTATGTTATTTCTAAAATCTCCTAATTCGGGATATACTGATATTACTACCTTATCATAACTTTTTAAAATCTCTAAAATATTTTTAGAAAAATTTAAACCGTTAGTGACTAACGTAAGTTTAGTATAACAATCTTTATTCTCTACTAAGTACTCAGTAATTTCTCTGAGTTCTTTGTGTGTTGTAGGTTCTCCACCTAGAACTTTTAGTTCTTCAACACATAAATCTAATCTGTTGAAGTTTTCTATAATGTCTTTGACATCTTCTAACTTCAAATATGGTATAGTAATTTTACCTTTCTTATCGTAATCTCCACCATAATCAAGAACACTACAACCAGTGCAATGTAAATTACAAGCGTTAGTTATGTATAAATCATAACTACCTTTTAGTAGTTTTCTTTTTCTTTTCATTCTCACGATATTCTAGAACTACGTCAACCTTTTCTTTTAATCGAATTAAATCTTGGTCTAACATTCTAGTTTGGTCTATCACTCTTATCAATGCAAAGTGCATCTTTTCAATTTCGGGGTCTATCTTTTCTCCAATAAACCACCACACATAATATACGAAGTATCCTAGTCCAACCATCATGACAACTGGAAATCCGTAATCGGTAATAAGTTGAACTATTGTAGAAGTATCTTCCATTAGTCCCTTCTCACATCAAGTTTACCGTCTTCTATAAAGTTTTCTGCACGTGCAACTCTCTCTATATCGGGTCTTAACTCTAATGCACTTGACACTAACATGTCTATCTTAATCATTTCATTAGACATCGTTCTTGCACGATTTTCTAATGATTCACAAAACATTGTAAGTGTTCTAATTGAGTCAACTATACCTTCAAATATTTGTTTGATTACCATAAAGATAAAGAATCCCATGACTAATGCCATTGCAATCGGAACTCCAACTTCACCTATCAAATTAAATATTTCTTCCATACCTCTATTTATATAAAAAAAGGGTGCATTTTAGCACCCTTTACTTGACTAAGTTAAGTCTACTTTGCAGATGATATCTGTTTGATTACTTCTGCTTTAGTACCTGACTTTTTAACCTTAATAGATTTTTTGTCTGCAAGGTCGAACAATTGTTGTTTAGTTAACTTTTTCAATTGTGCAACACTTGGGACATCGCTTTTTGGTTTCGGAGCAGGTTTCTTTTCTACAACAGGAACACTGTTAGTAGTGTCCTTGAAGAGATACACACCACCAGCTATTACTGCGATGATGATTAGAAATATCAAAAATTCCATAATATTCTCCTATATTTACTTATCCAAAAGTGGATTTTTATCCTTTGCCTTACCTATTGCAAGTGCAAGAACTTCTAAGTATTTATACACCTTTGCCCACAACTTATCGTCTGCAGGTGTTGGTGTTAATGCTACTATGACTGAACAAATTGATATTACAACTGGTACAATCATTAATAGATTCCAAATTCCCATAACAAAGTCTATAATTCCTGAGAACATATAGAACCTCCGTTTTTAGTTAATAACCCTATATTTATAGATTATTGACTACCAATCGAATATTTAGTGGTTAATTTCCACTCAGTTTTCTCTTTATATGGGATAATTTTTATCTGCGATAAAGGAACTTTTGGTTCCTCTATTTTAGATGGTTCTAATACTTTTAGGAGATTCCATTGTTGTAAAAGTCCACAAATAGTGTTTCTTCTACCTATATCACTCTCTTCTATAGTTGTAGGTTTACCATCTAATTGAAATAATTCTTTAAAGTGTACGATGTAGTATTTACCTCTTTTATGTAATATGTGACATGATTGAAATAGTTCTTGTTCACGTCTAGATGCAATACCGATTCTTGATAGGGTTTCTCTGATTTTTAGAAAGTCGTCACGTTCTTCGAAGGATACTTCTACTAACTTTTCGACTAATTGGTCTTGTTCATACATTATCTTTTCCACCAGTTTTCATTCTCTTTTTCATTTTACGAACATCGGAATCAGATAAGATACTCATATAATCTTTTGCTTGTTTTGTGCTTATCTGATAATATTCTTTTATGACATCAAGTTTCTTACTCACGTATGGTTTCTGCCATTGTGAAAACCTTTGTCTTTTCCTAAGAGTATTTAGGAAAAAAAGGTATTGAAGACGGTTGTCTAGACCGTGTCTGATGTTCATTTCATTAGAAAAAAAGACTGAATCTTGGTGATAAGATAAAGCTTTATTTGTTAGAAAGGGTTGATAAGATTTCTCTTCGATATCATCAACCATGATATCTTTTTTGTCGTAAGAGACCGACTTTACA